AGTATTTGTAGTCGCGCCAGCAACAGTAAACTCAAGATTGTTTATCTCAGTCATGCCGCCAACACTGCTAATAAATACACGGTCACCATTAGACAAGCCGTGAGCGTTAGCCGTAATCACAACAGGATTAGCTGATGTCGCACCAGTAATGTTAGTTGTGGCTTCTGTCAGTATGCCACCGTCTTTATAAAAGCGAATGTAATTAGCACCAAACTCAAGCACATATGCTTGCTCGTCTGAATACTCAAAGTTCATCAAACGCACTTTACCGCCATCTTTGCTTCTGCCAGCAAAGTAAGTCCCCGGTCTGCGTGTTGCGCCGCCAGAAGGAAACACAAGCATATTGCTTAGGGTCTGAGCCGCCTCGTTGTATTTCTGTAAGTCAATCCGGCCTTCTAAGCGCGGAGAGATTTCACCAGACTTAAAGTTGGTTACAATGGTTGATACTCGCGCCATCTTAGAACCTTATGTTAATAAAGTCGTCAGCAACAATTTTGTCAGGAACACCCTCGACCGCATCCATAGAGCGAGCCTCACGCATTCTCTCTTCATAAACAGCAAACATCTGCTGTGATACACTGGTGCTACCTGTAATTGCATAAGCCGTTTCTGCCGCTAACTTAGTAGCAATCGTGGAAGATAATAGGGAATCATATTGTTCAGTGTCGGTGATGCGTCCAATATAAACAATCCGGCAAGTACCTTCATCCGTAAGAACCTTACGCCCCTCAATCTTAAACATAGCCTGAGAGTCATACGCTGCAGTCTCGCTATCAACATTTGATGTAAACAGCGATAGCACACGCAAGCAGTATGGGTCTGTCGGTAAGGTAAATTGGTTGATAAACCCAAAGGCAGGAGATTCGGAATCTTTGGCTAGTTCTTTTCGCGTTACCGCAATATTCCAAGGATGCGCCCGAAGTACGGAATCGCGTACGGTTTCAAAGCGGCGATTACACAATCTTGCTTCTTTTGAGTTCTCTGTTAAAGCGGTAATCGTTGCCGCACCCAGCAAGTCCATCGCTTCGTTACATATATCAACTACAGATGCCATTACGTTACTAGCCTTTCCAACTCTATCAAAGCACCTACGCTTAGATTGCTATCACCACCGTAAACTACATTGCCTTTTTCTTCTGCCTCGAATGCCAAAGCTAATAGTTTCTTCACAGGTAATAATACCACAGTTTCGTCATCAAGTATAAACGCCCAGAACTTTGCTTGTGTTGTCGCTATCCCTGACGGTTTATTCCTACAAAAAAACTCCACAAACACCCTCCCAGTTCGTGAAGCCATAAAATCTCGTTTCACCTCTATGGTCTTTGACTGAAGTAAATCCCCCAGCCACTCTTCGTGTAACTGACCAACCTTTAAGTCCCACTTAAAATCACTATTATACTCCATGCCCTCCTACCCTCACAGAAAGAAAGGGGCGGCGAACCGCCCCCTTCAATGTTATTTAGTCTACAACGTATTCGATGATGAACGCCATGTCACCAGCGGATGCGCCTTCTGCACTAAATGTAGCAGCAACATAGTAAACATCGCTTGGGTCTGAGCTTTGCCCAGCTAGTTCCCAAACCTGTTGACCAGTTGTGTTAAGGTTAGCAACTTCATAACGAAGTTCTGCTACACCAGCACCATCAGCAACATCAGTAGCTAAAGCATCTTCATCAACAACAACGCCATCATTCGTATAGAATCCAACATTGTATGTGCATGAACCACCTAAAGCATCTGAACCAACGCGAACTGACACGAGGGTTGCATGAGTTGGGATTGGTGCAAGCATAACAATATCGTCATCATTGGTGTCTGTTGCAGCCAATGCTACGTTACCTTGAGCAATGCGTACTCTGCCGCCTAGCTCACTTGCAGGGTTAGCAACCTGAGGAAGAGCCTCAAGATTTGCCACTAAGTCTGAATTTTTAGTAGTCATTCTCTAGTCTCCTTCTCTAAGCTGCTGAGCCGTCTAGGTCATCTTCATCACACTTGATGCGAACAACCATGTTTTCCTGCATACGAGTAGCACCGATGTCCATGCTGTAGTATACCTGAGTTGCGTAACCTTTATCGGCACGCTCATCAATACGAGCAGAAACATCTTGACCAACACCAAGAGCCATACCTTCTTCAGCCCAAGCAAAGCATGTGCGGACGTTACTTGCGTCCACAGCCAAGCGATTAGACATCACAAAGTTGAAGCCCATGAACTGATTGATTTCACCCTGTACCAGTGCCTTAACGGTGTTGAAGTCCGCTGAGGTCACGCTTGTATCTGCAAGCAGAGCGTGAATCTGGCTTGGCCCCATTACGATGTAACGAGGAATGGATGGGTCAACATCAGCTTCGTCAAGCAGCTTCTTTGCTTCACGCAGCTTTGTCAGGTTCATGTTGGTGTCAGCACCACCTACTGATACAGCAACATCCTGATTGGTGTCGAAAGCTGTGCTTGTTGAGCCAGTTTCGCCAGTAGAAGCAGCCGCATCAAATGCAGTAATGATAACATCGTCCATCGCACGACCCATAGCAGCCGCAGCAGCCATAGCGTAAGATGAAGTTGGGTCAATCAACATACGAACTTTGTCCTGATTATCAATCAAGTCAGCGTATTCGTATGAAGCTAAGCTCAGGCGGCGTCTCGCATGTGGAGTATCCATCTGAGGGGTGTCGGCATGCCGACTTGACCGTAGCTGGGCTGTTGCCAGACCAACTTGGTCGATGAATGCGTTTTTGCCAACGACATTCTCAATACGCACCGTGTCACGCAGACGGCTTCCCATCTGTTGCGCGAGCATCTGCACGTTTGCAGAATACTGTTGGACAAACGCAGTAGTAATTTGAGTAGACATATCATTCTCCTTTGTCACTCGGTTGCGTTGTCAACTTGCGATGCGCTACCCTTTCGGACGCTTCTGGGCTTTTGAGCCGCCTTTTGGCTATCGTCTTTCCGATTGTCGGCAGGACGATTATCATCGCTACCCTGCATGACCCACTCGTAGTATCTATCTGCGAGTGAGGCTGGATTTACTACATCACGCGCTGTACCAAATTCAATCGCGTAACGTAAACATTCGAGTCTGGTCTGGATATAATCAAGCTTCTCCATGAACCATACCCATTAACTCTTGAACACGCTGGATAGCTTGTTGCCGCCCAACAATGTTTGTTTTGTCCCAATAAGCGTGAGACCTGTTATTCATGATTGCATCAATCTCTGCCTGAGCCTGTTTAGGTGTCATAACATTTGCTTGTGCATTCTCAGAAATTGTGTCTTCACTGGTGACAGTTTGCCTAAACTCTGCGATTTTTGCAAATGTTTTAATAAATTCAGGGTTGTCACCTAGCCGTGAGCCATCAGATAGTTGAAGGTCAAATATCTCTGGGTTTGAAAACTCTTTGGCTGCATTTACAGCCTGATTAAGTTTCTGGTCATATGCCCTACCCCATTCTGATTTCAACGCCTCCTCAGTAGTTTGGCGGTAAGCCTGTGCTTTCTCCTCACTGCCAGCCGCGCTTTGTTCTACAGACGACCTATAATAGTCCAAAATACCACTGGCTTGCTCTGGCGTTAAACGCAACTTGTGTGAAAAGTCAGCAAAGTCTTTCACTAAGTCTTCAGTGACAATGTTGCCGTCAGGGGCTAACTGGTAACCATCTGGGCTTTCTGGGCGACCTAATCTGTTATAGATGCGGTCAAGGTCTTCATCTGATGGATTGACTGGCATAGGAATCTTATCTGCGCCAATCAACTTCTGTGCATTAACATATGACCTAGCAAGATTTTCAACATCCTTAATAGGTGATAGGCTTGGGTGGTCTCGTAACTCCTCCGGTATCATTCCTAGAAAATCGTTACCAGACCCACCTTGCGCTACTTCTGCTGGGGTTTCCAGCGTAGCAGATTGGGCTACCTGTTCGATACTCTCTTCTGACATAATTACTCCTGTAACATATTGTGAATATGAAGGATAACTGCTCGTTTACCCTCCTCGAATGCTGTGGCATTAGCATCGCCAGCCACATAACTTGAGCTGTGCATATTGCAGCGCTTCTCAAGGTCTTCTAAAACCCTCTCGCCGTTGTCGGTCTCAACGAAGGTTTGTCTGTATAGATGTTTTAACTTTTCGATTTCTTTCTCTGGTATCATTGTCCAACCATTCTTGCTGCCTGTGCTGCCTGAGCCGCAGTATAGACATCCTCCTGCGTTTGCTGGCGCTCCATCATTTCTTGCTCAGCTTGCGCCCTTTGCTGACGAGTTTCATTAACTTGACGCTGGGTACGCAATGTAGTCTTAGGAACACCAAGGGAATCTGTTACATGACGCACTAGACCATCTGGGTCAATGTGGTCACCAACAGGTAGTGACTGTGCCAATGGCAACAGTATTTCTAATGCTCTCATTGTGCTGTTAAGGCTGCTGGACTTCTGCGCCTTAGCCAATGGTGACACATATTCAATATCAACATCGCGGCCTTGAAGCATCTCTGGTGGCACAGATAACATTTCACTTCTTAACATTAAGCCAAAAACACGGTCAATCATTGGACGCAACATCTCATTCATGAGGCGACCCAGCACAGGGCCAATCACCCTCATGCGCTCTTCCTGCCTTTGAATAACCTCGGTGGCAGTCATATTAGGCGCACTGCCTGACAAAATCTGGTCAACATAAAACGCAGAACGGATAGCCATTCTCCGCTGGTCTTCCATAGCCAAGCCAATGTTAATGTTAGCGCCAGTGTTTAATGGCGTGATTGTGTCGCGTGACCCAGCCCGATAGAAGTTTAGACCGCCGGGCTGTGTACGCACTGGGAGAATAAAGCCGTCATCAGGCACAAGTAACGGTGGGTCAATTTGTTTTTGTGCCGCCTGAATAATAGTCTTGGACATCAGGTTTACCAT